TGGTGATGTCTTTTTCCGTCACCCAGCCACCATTACGCTGTATCTGAACCAGCAGACGGACTTCCGACGGATTCCTGTCACCCTTTGAGGTGGTTTCCACCAGTGCCTGCACACCGAAGGTAAAGCGCAGACGGTCAATGTTTGCCGACGTGATGGTCCGGGTGATCGGCGTGTCGTACTTCACTTCCGTACCCAGCACCGTCTCGGAGCCGGAGGATTCAAATCCCTCCGGCGGTGTCTGCTCCTGCTCACCTGCCCGGAACACCACCGTGACGCCGGATATATTGGTATTCCCCTCACTGTCCAGCACCGGCGTACTGTTCAGCAGCACGCTTTTTAATCCATCCACCGGACCTTCAATCGGCCCTTCACTGATCGCATCAATCACGCTCAGTAACTGCGTGGATTTCAGGTTATCTTTCGCTTCGCGAGGAGTGTGCCCCTTGCTGCCACCTTTACCCATTTATCTGGCTCCATTAACAACAAAACCGCCCGCAGGCGGTTTCACATAAAACGTTTTACATCAGCGACCAATCACCACAACCTGACCACCATCACCCTCATCAGCAGTACTGATACTCTGTGAAATCACACGCGACCCCACACGCATCTCACCATACAGTACCGGTAACGGATTCCCCTGGGCGATCATATTATCCAGCGAGGAAAAAAAGGTGTTCTGTTTGCCGTTATCCGCGGACTCCATGGACGGCGTTTTGATGGCCGGTGTCAGCATCTGCGCTATCCCGCCGAGGATCATACTGGCCCCGGCGGCATACATCCCCGTAAGTGCTGCCGCACCCAGCCAGCCCGCGGGGTTCCACCAGGCTACCGCAACAACCACAGCACCCAGGATGGTCTGAAAAATTCCGCCATGCTTTGCACCGGCAAGCCGGGGAACAATGTGGATCACCGCACCGTCCGGTAACGGCTCATGGAGCTGTGCCGTTACCCCGGACTCGCTGACATCCCGCCCGGCGATACGTACCTGATACCAGCCGTCACTCAGTTTCTGACGAAACGACGGAAGTTGTGTGGCCAGCGCCCGGATGGCTTCAGCCCCCGTTTTCACACGAAGGTCGATGCGGCGGCCAAATCGTTGCAAATCCCCGTAAAGGCAGAGGCGTGCCATGCCCGGTGCCGCCAGAGGGAGTGTGTGCGTCGCTGCCATTTTTCTGTATACCTCTCTCGTTTACTCAGTTGTTCAGGAATATGGTGCAGCAGCTCGCCGTCACCACAGTAAATGGCGGCATGATTCGGCACCGATGAACCAAAGCAGCACAGCAACACATCGCCCGGCTGCGCCGCTGACAGGGTGACCGGGTAAAAGCCTGTATCTGCCATGTTGTCCAGGTAAAGATTCTGACCGTTACGCCACCAGTCATCCTCACGATGAAAATCCGGTATCTCAATTCCTGCCAGATGATAAGCGTCCCGGAACAGCGTGTAACAGTCCGTCACCCCGTGATCAAAGCGCCTTCCGGTCAGATGTGGCACGCAGCGGAATTTATGGAGAGCCCCCCGACAGACCAGCCACCACGGCAAATCACTCTGTACCTGCAGCTGACGGTCGGCTTCACTCAGCCAGGGCAGACCACCGGGATGGCTGTGGACCAGCGCCACCACCTCGCCCTGTATTTGTGCCCGCAGCCAGTCTTCCGGTACCATCCGGAAACACGCCTCCGGAGTACCGGAGATATTCACGCAGGGAAGATACCTTTCCCCCTCCGGCGTTCTCACCACGAAGCCGCACGACTCCGCTGGCGCACATCGCCGGGCGTGCGCCAGAATCACTGATTCAGTCTCTGTCATGGATTTACTGCGAAAGTTTATTGATGGAAAGGAAACCGCCAAAGTTACCGACGTTATGACGTGACTTACAGCCACTCAGGCATTTACTGCATTTATCCTTCGTGATATCAGACGTCGGCTGGTCATATTCATCCGCGACAGCCGGACCGTGATAACCGCACTCATCACCGCGATAGGTCCAGGTACAGGTGTTGGCCAGCATGGTACGTCCCGGGAAAACCGCACCGTCTGTCTCCGCTGGCGAGGCCAGAACAAACGTTGCCGTCACCGCCGTCAGATCGCTGCACTGTTCAATACGCCAGTAACTGATCACCTCCTGTTCCGGATCGGCTTCACTGTTTCCGTTAGTAAAATTCACCGCATCCAGAAAACGGGCGTAAACCTTACGCCGGATCACCGTTCCGCCAGCCAGACTCTGTAAATCCTCCACCATCCCGGTAACCATCCCGTACAGGTTGGACACCGTCAGGGTGGGGCGGGCGCTGCTTCCCTTGCCTTTCATTTCAAACCCTGCTCCCTGAACAGGATACACCTCATATTTCCGGCCCTGCCAGGTGACGGCCTCCCCCTTCTCGTTAGGCTCATTACTGAAAAAATAACGCTCCCCGCCAATCTCTGTCAGATCAATTTCCCAGAGTACCAGGCTGGCAGACTGCTCCGTACGGGTACATTCATTCAGTGTTTCCTGCCGGATATCCTGCATCCGTCCTCCTCATACCACGACCTGTTCAAAATTTGCGGTTACCGTGACCCACAGCGCCCCCACACTGGACGACCATTTACGGCAGACCACCCGGACAGGTGTCCAGCCATAAGGCGGTGTCCACTGAAACGCCCTGACCCCACCGTGCCGGGCCAGAAACGCTTCCAGCGCCTGATGCTCCCCTTTACGGACACGGATCGTGACACTGTACGTTGGCAACAGAGGATTCAGTCCCGCCGGACGACGCTGTTCATAACCATCACCCAGTTTAACTGTCACCACTTTGGGCTCTGAATCCACCTTCATATCCGGACGGACTTTCCAGCTAAATATCTCCATCACCGGTATACTCCGCTTAACTGCCCGCCATCACGGGACTGTTGTTGCATAAAATCTTCTGCAGCCCTTTTCCCCAGGTTGTAAACCGCCTGCATGACTTCCGGCCCAATCTGTCCGTTCTGGCCATCATTATTGATCTCGATGTTGTACTGCGGCGCAAACATCACCATCCCCGAACCACAGGTCGCTGCCACAACACCCAGCTTACCGTCAGCCCCCCTGCGCAAGGGCAGGATAGCCTCAGGCCCCGCTTCACCCATCACCCCCGCGCCTTTTGCAAAAGCAAAAAACGTCGGACGGTTAACCACCGTGCCACTGTAGCGACTCAAATCAGCAGACTGATAAACACCACCTTCTGCATTGGTTTTCACATCACCGAAATCAAACCCCATCACACTGCCAATCCCTTTGACAGCCTTCATCATGGTTGCCTGCGCCAGAATTTTTGCCATATCTGACAGCACAGATGAGGTGAAAGATTTGAAATTGAGTTTGCCGGTGGTAACAAAAGTTGCCAGACCATTTCCCATACTACTGAAAGCAGACATAAACATCTGTTCTGCAGTCCCGGCAGCATTATCCGCGTCGGCAGTAAAATTCATGAACGCGCGTTTTGTACCGTTTCTCCACTCCCCCTGCGCAGCATCCATCTGTTGCCAGTAGCGGCGATTCTCATTCAGTTTCCGGTTCAGACTGTCTGTCAGCGTCTGTTCAGCCTTCCGGTATGCGTCAGAACCATACGAGCCTTTCTGCTTACTGTCCCGTTCAAGTTGCTCCAGCTGTTGCTGGTACTGCTGTCGTAGACGCAACTGCGACTGGTACCGCTGCCGTTGCTGATCGCCCATTCCTGCCATGGCAACGTCCAGATCGTGTTGCTGACGCTGTGCGCGCTCTTCCTCAGCCAGTTGACTGGTCAGCTGAATGGTCTTTTTCTTCAGGTCATTGAGGGCAGTCTGCTTCTGCAGCTCCTGCTGTTTTGCATCCAGCAGCGTCAGTGCCTGAATCAGCTCATCCTTGTGAGCCAGTACACTTTTTTCATCTGCTGTCAGTTTTTTACCGGCTAAATCGCTGATACGCTGCTGAAGGGCCAGAAGCTGTTTATGCGCTTCTGTCATCCTTTCAGTAGCCATGCCCGCTGACTGTCTGGCGGCGGCAATCTGTCCCTCCACCTGCGCCTGTTGCTGGCTGTACTGCAGTAATAGCCGGGTGGCCTCATCATTACGGGTGGCAGGCGTTTTTTTCTTAATGGCTTTTTCGTAACGTTCATTTTCACGCTGTATCGCTGCGTCCCTGACCGCCTGATCGGCGTACTGCATGGCATTAATACGCGCAATTTCACGCTGATGTCGTGCTGCTTCCGTTTCGTTCATCCGGTTCAGCGCGGCATTTTCAGCATTCCGGCGTTTCTGCTGCTCCTGATAATTTCGCTCAGCCTGCTCTTTTGCATCCTGCAAATCCTGCTGGCGTTTTCGCTCTTGCAGCGCATCCAGTTGTTGCTGATCGTATTCCCCCGTGGTGGACGCCTTAGTCCACGGAAATTTCTTCGCCCGCTGAATTTTTTCCTGCAGCGACGCAATCTGCGCATCAAGGGAATCTTCCCGACCAATGTTCATGGCCGCATCCCAGAACTGCTTCCACCAGTCAGACAAGGTTTGCAGCGTACTGCCCAGCGCATTGAGGTTATTATCAATATCCGACGTACGTTTACCGGTTTCCTCTGCCAGTGCAGACATGGCTATCCGGGCTGCGTCACTGGTGCGCCCCAGCTCTCCGAGCACACGGATCTGTTCAAGCTGGGTGGCTGTCAGAAAATGCAGTTCATCATCCAGCGCCTTCGCAGCACTGACCGGATCATCCTTCAGCCGTTTAAACTGACTGATGGTGTCACTGACAGACTGCCCTACCGAGCGTTCCATCTGTGCGGCAGCTTTCGCCACCATACCAATATCGTTACCGTGAAATGCACCGCTCCCCACTACCTGCGCCAGTGACCCCGCCATGGCATGTTGCGTGATGCCATTACCGGAAAGATTTTTACTGAGCGCCCACAACTGCCCGGCTGTCACACCGGCATAGTGTCCGGTGAGCTCAAGCTGCCGGTTAAAGGCTTCGCCTTCTTCCTGCCCCTCCATCCAGGCTTTACCCAGACCAATAACCGCAGCAGTGATCCCTCCGATAACTCCCCCCACCGCCAGGCCTTTCGGAGTCATTAATTTATCAATCCAGCCGGCACGGTTAGCCAGGGTGATCCCGGAGCCACGAAGCGCACCGAAATTACCTCGCGCCAGCTCACCAATCATGACCCCCAGCTCCCGACGGGCTGCCGCACTTTTCAGTCCCAGCGAATGTGTGGTGTTTCCGGCTTTCTCCATTTTACGGATGTACACCTCCGCGGCACTGCTGCACCCAAGTTGTGCCGCCTTTGCCCGAAGCAGTTCCGTCGTGGTCATTTTCTGGCGACTTGTCTGTTCTTTCAGCTGACGAATAAATGCGGTTTTCTGGCGGGTGGCCGTTTCCTCTGCCTGTGTCAGAACGCGGGTTTTCGCTGTCACCTCAGAAATCAGGGCCAGATAATCCTGCTGAGCAATCCCGCCACTGTTTCTGGCCTGTCGGATCTGCTGCTGAATACGCTGTAACTCCTGCAGCCCCGCACTGGCCTGTTTTACGCTGTCGATCTGACGATAAAATGCGGCAGCCATCTTATCCTGCGCCGCAGCCAGCGCAGCCGCCTGAACCTGCTCCTCCCGCATCTGACGACTCAGGGCCTCCATCCGCAGGCGCGCCCTTTCCACATCTTCCGCCAGCGAAACATGCCCCTGCGCATGCTTCACCACGGCCTGAGTCTGTATCACCGTCGCGCTGGCAGCCTGTTTCTGACTTTCCTCAAACCGTTTCATACGGGCTTCGGCCCGCTCCGCCTCCCTTGCTGTACCATTCAGCAGATTTTTTACACGCGGAAGCTGCTCTTTAAAATCGGCGGTATCAATGCTTAAATCAATGACAAGGTCAGCAATCTGGTCCAAATCTCATTCCTCCCGATATACCTTCCCCCAGATGCATCAGCTCTTCATCCGTGCGTTCAGGGATCACCCTGTCATCCGTAACCAGACTGAAATCATCAGCCGGAATACGTTCACCGGACACCATCTGAACCATCAGCGACTTCAGTGTGGAAATCTGTGCATCCAGCCAGATATCCCCGAAACTCTGCTTCCGGAAGAAATCCCCCCATTCGCCCAGTTCTGACGCTGACATTTCTGATAACATCCGCCGCCAGTCTGCCCGCCGGAACTCACGGGCAAGCTGCATCACAAACTGCATCTCCCGCGTCAGGACTTTTCCGGTGTCAGGGGAACCTGTTCACCGTTCTGAACATCACCGGTGGAGACCGGCATACCACTCAGGGATAAAACCAGACTGCCCCCGTCGCCAAGCGCGTCATAAGACCAGGTGTTTTTTACATCCTCATTCAGCGCATCCACATCCTGTGACGGGTCCGTATTCCACATTGACCTGGAAACCAGCCAGGCATTGATATCCATCCCCATACGCAGAAATTCAATCTGACGATCCGCCACCGGCATGGCATCATCCAGGGCGTCAAACTCAGCTGTCCGTTTCTGGACAAACGCCAGATACTCCACCCGCTGAAGTCCGGATAATTCCGTCAGTACCACAGACTGATTACCGTAGTTAAATGTGTCCTGTTTCAGAAACATGTCCCCTCCGTAAACAAAAAACCCCGGCATACCGGGGTAAAAAACAGACTGCCAGGTTAATCACCATTAACGGTAATACCGGCCACAGCAACCTGCGCACCACCCGCAGTCATCCCCACAATCGAGGTGCTGCCCGCTTTCACACCTTTCACCGTGGCCACCATGCCACTCAGCGTAACCGTGGCGATATCAGGAGATGATGACGCCACACTCACCGTTTTATCAGAAGCATCTTCCGGTACTGTGCTGAATGTCAGCGTCGTCGTTGCCCCCACTCTGACACTGGCGGAAACCGGCATTACTGTCAGCCCGGTCACCCCCACAATTTCAGTCCCCTCCTCAGCCAGATACGGACGCCCCACACCGCTGATTTTAACCGTACGGGTCATCACATCTTTTGACGTAATGGTTTTACCCAGCGAACTCAGCCAGCCGCGGAACACATCAACGGTACCGTTAGGGTATTTAATGCGGAATGCACGAACTTCACCGGAATCAAACAACTGAATCAGTTTTTTCTGTCCGCTGTCACCCGGACGCCAGGCCAGCGTCGCGGATGTATCACCAACAGATTTTTGCCCCTGAGTTGTCGTTTTCCAGTCAGCATTTTCATCATCGAGATAATCGTCATCTTCCGCATCTGCAGTCATTTCCCCCGGCTGCAGATCCTTCACCATCGCGAGGCGCAACCAGTCCGTATCTGACAAAGGATTCGCAAATGCGTCGCCCTTGCCGGTATACATCCAGAACGTCGTCCCCGCCCCTTTCATTTTTTCAAGTGGATTCGGTGTCGTCATTTCCCACCCCTTAATTTGTATATGTGATTTGATACGTGATTTCCGCCATCGCCCATGTTGCCATATCGTTATCACGCTGATAGTTAAATCCCCGTGGGCTCATGGTATCGATAAGGCCGTAAAGCGCCGGAATATCCTCCAGTGCCGGGTAAATAATGTTGTCCATCCACGTATCCAGATCAGAATCCGGTGCCTGTGCACGGATAAAGACGGCGACATGCAGAACTGCCAGCCAGTCATCCTCATCCGTCATTTTTCCGGTGTACTGTGCATCACTCAGCCACACCGCCACGGCAGGCAGCTCCTGCGCATCAATAAAGGCAGGAAGGCCGTCAAACAGGACGGTCTTCTCCCCGCACGTCGTTTTCAGGCGCGAAAGTACGGCCTGACGAATTTGTGTGTGTCGGTTCATCGGGTCAGATATAACCTCAGTTGTTGTTTCAGGGCATACCCCAGCTGTTTCGGCATCTCGTTATCAATGACGCTTTTACGGGCATCCTCAAATGCCTGTGTCAGCGCTCCGGCCAGCGGGATTTTCACAACCTCCACAGGTAGACGATTTTTTTTCGGTCTGCCCTGATGGTCGCGCCCTGTTGCGAAACGCGCTTCAGGAAGACGTCTCAGAACATGCCAGCGACCATTCGCCAGTTGCCGGATAAACGCGCCACGGAAAAAATATTTCCCCACCCTCAGCCCGTCACCGGCACGCCGTCGCGTTGTGTTCAGTTTGATGGCGGGAAGGTTGCCACGGTTAACGCGGATCCTGGCCGTCATTTTTCCTGACGGACTGGCTTTAAACACCC